GCTCGCTCTCTCGTTAAGTCAGGAGACTTCGCTGTGGCAGGTATTAACTTTAGAAACGCCAATGGTTACAGGTGCGACGCTTGTAACTTTGTCAGCCTGTACCGCGACAAGTGCGGTAAGTGTGGCTCAACCGAACTCACCCCAGAAGAGGAATAAATGTCAATCGTAGCCCCATTTGTTTACTCCGGTGGAATGGTCGAACCATACGTCTCTCTTAACGAGGTTAAGTTCAGTCCTACGGCTGCGGCTATTGACTTTACAAACCTCATTGAAGACGCTTCACAGGCAGTCCAAGACCGCGCACTCTACGAGCTAATCGTTCGTGCTTCGTCAAAGGCTGACAACTACACAATGGGAGTGTACGGATCACTCTGCGCCACCTCGAACACCGAGAATGGTCGCTACTACATGAACCGCATGGGGCAGATTGTTATCAACCCCTACTTCACGCCTATCCTCGCCATTGAGTCGTTCTCCGCAGGCTGGGGGCCAGGTGACGGACTACAGAACATCACGCTTTCAACGTCGAACTGCTCAATTGAGCGCACACAATTTATCATTACTAGCCAGTCAACAATGGGTCTTTACTTTGGCAACCTCGGTATCGTTGGCGGCAATATGCAGTCTGGTACGGAAATCTTCTGCCAGTGGAGTTACATCAACGGCTGGGCTAACACATTTACTAACACAACATCAAACGCTGGCTCTACTTCGATCACAGTAAACAACGTAACTGGAATCTTCCCAGGACAAAACCTAACTATTTGGGATGGACAGAAGGATGAGTACGTTCAGGTAGCAACTACTTGGACACCAGGCAACACCACTCTTACATTCACTAACCCATTGAAGTACGCACACGGATCAGGTGTCAACGTCTCAGCTCTACCTGCTTCTGTAAAGCAAGCGGTAATTCACTTCATCGTTGCACTCATCAAGGAGCGCGGACAGGGTGGATTGGTTCTAAACGAAATCGGCGAGCCAACCGCAGTATCAGGCAAGACCGAAACGTCAATGCACGACGAAGTTCTTGGCTACGACCTGCTTGACGACTTTAAGCAAATCTGGGGTCGTGCATAATGTCACGCGCCACAGTACGAGCCGCTATTGCTTCGTACTTGACAAACTATGGTGTTACCAACTTGTCAAGTGTCAGACAGTTCCCAGCAAAACTAACACCAGAGGGTGAGTTTTTTGAAGGTGAAGACCCAGGACATAGTTCTGGTGCAATCATCTTTCTCTACATTGAGAACCAGAAGGAAAACCGTATAGCTCTTGGTGGCCCTCACAATGGTCGCAAGGCTATTGACTACACATTCATTCTTGACTGCTACCTGCGCTCAACGCACCAGAAGTCAGAAGACGCAGGGTTCGACAACGAGGCGTTCCTAGATTCACTCGTTGCCGCTATTCGTGCAGACCGCAACGCTGGCGCACCTAGCATTATCTTCCAATGGGGAGAAGGCGCAAACGGCGCAGCTGGTGGCCCAGACATTGACATCACCTCGTATTACCCACGCCAAATCAACGGCAAAGCAGCAGCCACACAAGTCACCTCGGTAGTCCGAGTGTCTGTGGTGGAAATAATCGACAACTAAGGAGCATCATGGCTAACTACACATTCAACGACACAACCGCAAGGGTGTATCCTGACATTCAATACAACGGATCAACACTTGAAGCATTGCCTGGTCAAATCTACGCACTAGACGCTGACCCTGGCGATGGTCGCTGGACTTCATCAGCAACGGCCCCTGTAACACCGCCAGAAGCCCCTGTAGAGGCCGACAGCACAGCATCAGACTCAACCCCAACCACTAACTAAGGAGCGCCTCAGATGGCCTTTTTATCCGCCAACAGCTATATGGGTCTCGTCGTCGAAGCGACACGAGGCACTCTACCAACAGGAGGAACTCCGGTCTACATTCCGGTCACGTCTCCACAGGTAACGCCAATGCAGACATTCCTGCGAGACGAAGCCTTCCGAGGCTCACCAACTGTCGTTTACGACCAGGTTCAGGGTGTACGTCACGACGAGTACGACGCTAAGTTCTACCTGTTTGCTGACACCTTTGGAAACCTTGCTAAGGCAGTGCTTGGTGGCACAGACACCGTTACTGGTTCTTCTGTTTACACACACAACATCAAGCTCTTGAACAACGCAGCCACAGGCTCACAGCCACAGTCATACTCAATCCTTGACTTCGACGGTGCTAACTACTTCACCATGACAGGCGCACAGGCTGACAGTCTGAACATCACCTTTGGTGCAGAAGCAGCAGCAGACGCAACAGTGAAGTTCTTTGCTAACCCATACACTTCATACACATCAGCACCTGCTCCGTTCACAACTTTGTCATTGTCAACCGAACACCTGATTCCTGCATGGGACACAAGCATCACAGTTAGCGGAATTAACTCAGGAGCAGCTCTTACCTACATTCAGACCGGTGAACTTATGCTTGCTCGCAAGACTGCACCTATCTTCACAATGGGTACACAGGCTCCGCTTGTTAACTTTGCTGGGCCTATCGAAGTTACTGGTAAGTTCACAGCCGTTGTAAACACAAACGCAGACGCTTGGTCAACTGGATCAACAGCAGAAGCACTTACACGCTCACCGCAGGTAATGACTATCACCATGACTGACCCTAACGACACAACTTCTGCAACTAACCACAGCATTGCCTTCACAATGACTTCGGTTCAGTTCCACGATGTCAAGCGCACACGCGGTAAGGAATACACAGAAGTAGAATTGTCATTCACTGCAAACGCAAACGCAACCGACGCTACAACTGGTTACTCACCAGTTCAGGCAACGATTGTCAACGCAGTCGCAACCGCTTACTAAACAACAACCCAAAGGGGATGAAATGCCAGCAATAAACCTTCCAAATAATCAGTCAGCCATCTTGTATTCACGAGACGAAGTTACGGAGCGCACAGCTCGTTCTATCTCTCGTGCGTACATGAAGGCGGCTGGTTCGGCAGCGAAACTAACCAACCTCGGATTTGACGAAGCAAAGCCTGAAACATGGACTATCTTCGCCGACATCTCAGACGAGGACAGAAACAACCTCGACGGCTATCAAGCAGAACTTATTGCTGGAATGGTTAAGTCGTGGTCACTAGGCGACCTGCCAACAGTTGACTCTGCGCTCGACCTGCCCAAGAATGTCTTTGAGGCATTAGCTGAGGCTTGCGGTAATGAGTTCAACAACACTCCTGACTTCTCGCCAAACACAGACCCAAAAGCCCTTACCGCCGACTAGCGCGGCTGGAGGCAGCACTTAGAGGTAAAGACGCTGAGGTGGATCACGAGGTTTCCAATCTTTATAGAGAACACCGATTTCGCAAGGCTCTAGGTGGATCTCACGAAGACTTTATGAATCAACCAAGTGAAATAACAGACTGGCTACTTGCCATAGATGATTTAATGAACGAGGTTCAACGTGGCTGAGATTATTATTTCAGGCATTAGCGAGTTTGACAAGGCACTAAAGTTTGACATTGCAAAGTCAGATGTTGCAGCTCGAAACATTGTGACTAAAGGCGCACTTATTATTGAGCGCAAGGCTAAAGAAGAGTTCCGCGCTCGACCTGGCGGATCACAACGAACGGCTAAGTCTGGTCGGGTTTATTATCAGGGCGCTCCTAAATACCCAGCAACACCACCACAGCCAACGCAACGCTCAGGCAACTTGCGTAACTCAATTAAGACGCAACAAGTAATATCTCTGGGAGTTGGTCGCTGGCAATCAGACACCGGCCCATCAGTTAAATACGCAGGGTTTGTTGAATACGGAACATCTAGGTCTCGTGAGTTCCCATACATGACACCAGGCGTAAAGAACAGCAACGAAGAAATCAACACAATCGCTCAGGAGGAGTGGCGCTTAGCCCAAGAATAATGGCACTACTACCTCTAGTAACACTCACCGCAGACATCACAGAGTTCGCTGAAGCAATTACTCAGGCTCAATCACTTATGAGTGAGGTCAAGTAATGGGTTTTCTTCCACCTATTATTGCCACGCTTATAGCTGACACCAAAGAATACACAGCCAAGATGACTGAGGCGCAAGCCAAGATGACCGAGTTTGGTGCTTCCTCACAGACATCAGCCGGTTTGTTTGGTCTTTCCTCTAGCACTATCGCTCTAGGAGCCGCAGGCGTGGCTGCTGCTATTGGTGGCTACGCAGTCAACTCGGCTTACAAGTTTCAAGAAGGACTTGACAAACTTAAAAACCAAGCAGGTTTAACAGAAGGTCAAATAAAAACTCTTGGAAATGAAATACTTTCTATTTCCGCAAACACTGGTATTGCAGCCGGTGATCTAGAAGCGGCATCACTTACTATTTCACAAGCAGGACTTCGTGGAGCCGCCGCCTACAACACCTTAAACGCCTCAGCCAAAGCAGCCGTTATTACTAACGCTTCGGTTGCCGACACAACCAAAGCCATTGTTGCAGCTCAAACTTTGCAAATTGCAAAAGGCATGGATGTTGCCAATTTGACTGGAATCCTCGTTGCCGGCTCCAAAGACTTTGTTGGTGGACTATCAGCCGAAGAACAAATGCTTTCAGGTCGAGTTGGTGTTGCACTTGCTAAGTACGGACTGACCCTTAAAACAATTATTCCTTTAGGCGCTGAGTTTGCCAAAGTTGGACTGCCTAATCGCTCAATTACATCGTTTGCTAACTCTTTAGCTGCGCTAGAAAAACCAATGACAGACGCTAAGGGCAAACTAACTTCCTATGCCTTAGGTCTTGAAAAGGTAGGTCTAAGTCAAGACAAGCTTGCTGCCGAACTTAAAGCAGGAAACATAACTGCTATTTTGTCTTCCATTAAAGACGCGGCTACGGCATCAGGTCAACCTCTAAACGAAGTTGCGCAATTAGTCTTCGGATCAACTGGAAGTGGCGCTGCCTCAGTTCTTGTTAAAAACCTTAACGACTTGTCAACGGCGCAAAAAAATGTAGCCAGCGCAAGTGCAACTTCTTTAACAACAGGTTTTAGTACAGCCATGACGCAACTTGGGCCACAGCTCAAGAAACTAGAAGCATCATTAAGTGCGCTTATGATTAACGCTGGAAAACTTTTGCTTCCAGCAATTACTGACGTAGCAACCTGGGCTAATAAAGCATTGACGGCTATTCAAGATTTTTTTAAGAGAAACCCAATTATTCTAAATCTTGTGGCCGACGTTGCAAAGATTGGCAAAGGACTTATTACTTCTTTGTTAAATCCTTTACAAGGAGCCAAGACAATAGTTAGCGGAGTGGGTGGTCTGCTTGGAGACTTAAACCCATTCAAGAGCACTCCAACAAAAACAACAACTACACCAGCTAAGAAAACCACAACTGTTAATGTTAAGGTTAAGAAGTAATGTCATTTATTAACGACCAGTCAAATGACGAAGAATGGAACATTGAAATAGAGTCAAGCATTATTGCTGAGGCTCTTGCTAACGACCCAGCCTTCATTCAAGCCATCTCTCTTGCTGTTCGTGACCAAATGACAAAAGACGCTCGCATTATGGGCAACCTATTCGGTCAATGGGCGCAAGCAACCGCACCTACCGCAACTAATACAACTAAGCGAATTACATGACCCAGCTCTCGGCACTTCCAGTTCTGTCGGTGCAGATTGCTTTCAACCCGACCAACATTCAAAGCACGACTCAAACGTGGACTGACGTGACCGCCTATGTGCGCGACTTCCAAACAAAGACTGGCAAGCAGCACTACCTAGACCGCATCCAAGCCTCGACTGTCAGCCTGACACTGAGCAACCGCAACGGCTACTTCCTCAACGGAACGACCAACGGAACCGGCGCAGTCATCTCTCAACGCTTGCCTATCAAAATCACGGCAACCTACAGCTCGACAACGTACAACGTATTCTACGGAATCATTGACTCCATTGAAGAGAAGATAGGCGACTACCTAAACTCTGACTTGGCTATTACAGCCAGCGACTATGTGAAGTATATGTCGCTACAGACGCTTGCCGACCTCAACTTTTGGGGCATTAACGCCATTACTACTCCTGGAGATGTGCAGAACTGGTATCAGCCAGGGCAATCTCCTAGAACCATAACAAATGCAACTGTTACAGGAAACATCGGTGGAGGATCAACTATTGTTTTTACTTGCGCTAACAGTTTTAGCGTTGGTGATACTGTATTGGTTCAGGGATTAACTTCCCCTACTGGATTTACCGCTTACAACGTCAATGGAATCTACACCATTACAGCAGTAAGTTCTATAAGTTTTACTGCAACAAACGCCTTCGGCGGTTTTAGTCCTTCTTTCACAATTAGATACGCAAGCGGAACAGTCGGGTACGACTACATTTACGACTCACTTGGCTCAGGTCTTTACGCTCAGTACGAGTACAAAGCCGGATCACCAATAGTTCAACCTCAAATTGGTTATCTAAACAATGGCGTTTTGATTTATTCAACAAGCACAGCAGTTGATTTAACTGCTGGAACTGGCGCTCCATCCTCATCTTTTGCCGTACCTGGTGGTGTAGGTGGAGTTAACTCTGGCATTGAGTTTTGGTTTTCAGGTCAAAACATCTTTGGTCAGAATATGCTGTACGACAACAACGCCAATCTTATTGTTGCAGTAAACAGCGACGGAACGATAGGGACAAGCCCAAATGTTTCTGACGGTTTCTGGCATCACTTAGCAATCAACGGAAACACCTCGGAGCTTTTGATTGACGGAGTGGTTGTTGGTACTGGCTATTTCGCTGCATCAGTTGGGTACGTAATTGGTGGAGCTGGTGGCTTCGGAGCATTTACTCTTAGCGCCTACATTGACCAAGTTCTTGTTTACAGCTCTTCGGTAACTACTACCAACATTAAGAATCGCTATCTTGCTGGAAGCATCTTGCAAGTTAAGGGTAAGTCATCGGCAGACCGCATTGCCGAAGTTCTCGTATTGGCAGGTTTCGGATCTATCACAAGCGGAGCGTACTCAGTTCCTGGATACGCCGTTGGCAACTCGTATCAAACTTACACTTCATGGACTCCAGGGTTCGTTACAGGTGTAACTGTTGAGCCTTATTACTGGGATAACCCTGTAACTACTTCGTCAGCTCTTGACTTAATCCTTCAAGTTTCAGACACCGACATTGGTGTTTTCTATCAAAAAGCAGACGGAACATTTGTATTCCTAGACCAGAATTACTTTGGTGGCTGGACATTTACTAAATCTACGAGTTCTGTTTCAGTTGGAACTGGCTCAAAAACATTTACTGTTGCCTCTGGTCTTGGCTTTACTGCCGGTGGTGGGGTAATTATCTCTGGCGTTGGAGTTCAAATGAACGGAACGGTCACGTCTTACTCTGGCACAACCCTCATAGTAAGCATCACCGCAACTTACGGTTCGGGAACTCAGCAAAGTTGGAACATCGGTTCGTGGAAACTTAATGCCTCTATTGCTCCATCAGGTAACTACCAATGGACAGACAATGGAACAAACATTGCCTACTACGGCTCAACAACGCAAATCCTTCGAGATGACGCTGACCTGTGGACAACCGTTCAGGTAAACCCACAAGCTGGAACTTTGCAACAATTCAATAACCTAATTGCCGAACCTCGCTACGGTTACTCAACTCTAAGCAAGTCCGCAACGGTAAACGCTTCTCTCAGCGCAGCTCTTTCAAGTGCGTATTATCTGGGCTATCTCTACCAAGCACCGCTCGCACGAGTTGGCTCAGTAGAACTTCGAGCAGAGACAAACAACGGTTCTACAATCCCTGCGATTCTTGGAACTAACATCTACGATGCAATTAACTTCCAGCGTTCATCACCAGGAGCCTCAACTGCTGGTTCGGTTAACTCCAACATGGTTGTTGAAAGCATTAGCCACAACTTTCAGGCCGACCCTGGACAGTGGCACGCATCATTCGTTCTCGACCCCTATCCTGTAAGGACATAACATGACCGACGTTAGACAGAGCATTGTTGGCTGGGCTAAGTGGTGCGCCACTAACCACAACAAGTTCACCTACTCAGAAGGCCCACAGCGTATGTCGGGCATTGGAAACCCAGGCAAATTGCCAGTGACTTCCGACTGCTCGGCCTTTGTCACCCTCTGCTATAACTGGGCTGGCGCTCCTGATCCAAATGCTCAGAGCTACAATCACACCGGCTACACCGGCACACTGTTGTCACATGGAACCAAGATTCCTCTTAGCCAAGTTCAGCCAGGCGACGTAATCGTTTATGGCCCAGGAACCGGCTGGCACACAGCACTCGTAGTTGACGTATCAGGCGCTAACGCAAAGAACCCTTTAACCATCTCACATGGTCAACAGGGCGACCCTAGTTACGTTCACGTCAATCAGGATGGTCGTTTGCCACAGACCTACCTACGCTTCAACACTTCTGCATTAAACGCTCAGTCAATCCACACACCTCCGACTGCATAGTATGAACGCCAACACTTTCAATTTCTGGGTTCAGTTAATTGTTGCCGTAGGATTCCTTCTAGGAATGATTTGGGGAGTGCTTCGATTCGGTCACAACATTCTTGCTCGCTCGGTTTCAGACCGCTTAGACGAAATTAAGAAGGAGACTAAGCCCAATGGGGGCAGTTCTATGCGTGATGTCGTGGACAGGATAGAGAAGAAACTCGATGCCGTCACATCAGATTTAGACCGACACTTGGGGTTCCACGACGCAGTAGATGGCTAAGAAACAATCCCACTGGCACTTTCACCCTGCGGTTCGATCCGGTGACGAGCGCACATTAGGGGAACGAGCTGCAGACGCTATGCGACACGGCATGGGTTCGTGGCCTTTCGTATTTTCATTCGTAGTTCTAATGACCGCATGGATGCTCTACAACGGATACTCACATCACCCTTTCGATGTCTATCCGTTCATCCTGCTTAATCTCATGCTCTCAACCCTCGCTGGGTTACAGGGGGCAATCCTTCTAATCGCCGCCAAACGAGCAGACCGAATCTCGGCTGAACTGGCTGCGTACCATCTTGATGTAAGCGAACACGCCAATAAGGAACTCGCCGACCTCAAAGAAATCATTGCTGACATAAAGCACATGATGGCCGAACTGGACATTATGAACACGCCAGCAATCAAAGCAACAAAGAAAACCAAACAATAAACCTGCTAAAATAGATAGCAATTAACACTTAGGAGACAAAGTGGCACGACTTCCTGCAGCACAAGAAAACACTGGCCTCAACGCCATGTTCGTACCTTCAACGACTTACTACCTCGCACTTTTCACAAGCGACCCATCAACAACTGGTGCGTCTGGTGAAGTAACTGGTGGTTCATACGCTCGCCAAGCAATCGCATTTGGTTCAGCGTCAGCCGGTTCACAGGCTTCAACGAACGCTCAGACATTCACAAACATGCCAGTAGAAGCAGGTGGAGTTCCTTACTTCGGTCTGTTCACAGCTTCGACATCAGGTACATACCTCGGTGGCGGAACAACATCTGGACTTTCAGGCGCTATCTCAGCCGGTTCAACTGTTACCTTCGCTATCGGTGCAGTAACTACATCACTGAGCTAATGGGTGGAGAACAAGAGTTCACAGCGAACGCTGTCGGAACCGTAACCCCCCCTGCTCCTGTGGAAGAGGAAACTCAAACCACAGAGGCCTAACCCAAAGGCAATCTGATGGATGCATTAAAGAACTTCGCTTATTCACTCGTAGCAACAGCACCGTCTCCTGCCACGTCTGGAACAAGTTTGGTCGTCACGGCTGGTCAGGGATCATACTTTCCTACCACGCCGTTTGACGCAACCATCTGGCCTAGCGGAGCGCAACCAACAAACACTAACGCTGAAATCGTCAGGGTCACAAATGTCTCCACTGACACCTTCACGATTACCAGAGCGCAGTACGGAACCACAGCTCAGAGTATTGCCGTTGGCTATCAGATTGCACAGACAGTTGACGCAAACCTACTTAACCAACTAGCACCGCTTTCGGGCGCTACGTTTACCGGTAACGTCACCGCTCCTGCACACATAGCCTCTGGTCTTACCGGCGCTACGGCTGCTTCCAGGTACGTTGGAGGAACAACTAACGGCGCACCTGCATCAGGAACGTTTGCCGTTGGCGACTTTATCATTGACCAGACTGCAACTATTTGGGTCTGCCTAACTGCCGGTACGCCTGGTACTTGGTGGCCTCTTATTGAAGCGCACATGGTCAGTCGTTCAGCAACCGCAACAGCAGGGCCAAACGAAGTAACTATCTTTACTGGCTCTACCGCTTCACAGACAATTAGCGTTATTGCTGCACCTGTTGACGGTGCGACGTGGACAATTATTAACCGTTCATCAGTTGCAGTCACCGCAGGGTTCGGGTCAAGTTCAATGCTCCCACTTGGCTCTACGTCAAGCGTGACCTCGCTTGTCGTACCAGTCAACGGTGCGTACTCGTTTATTAACTACGCTGCTGGTCAGTGGTACATGACCGCAAGTAACAACCTTACAAACGCTGTCGGAACTCTCTCTGTCACTAATGGCGGAACTGGAACCACAACGGCTCCGGCTGTTGGGTCTATCCCAGTCGGTTCATCGACCTCGGCGTACACCCCACTTGCTATTGGTGCAAACGCTACGGTACTTACCTCTAACGGCACAACCGCCTCATGGTCTGCACCTGCCTCAAACGTATCTTCATTCTCTGCTGGAACTACTGGTTTCACGCCATCATCAGCAACTACTGGAGCAGTTACGCTTGCAGGAACACTTGCAGTTGCCAACGGTGGAACTGGAACAACAACTTCTACTGGTTCGGGTTCAACGGTTTTGTCAACCAACGCAGTTCTTACCGCACCATTTGAAACAGTCAGCAGTTCTGCAACGGCACTTAGCGGATCAACAGCTGCGGCTCTTAACGCCGCTTCTGCAACGTTCTACAACTACACAGCCAACCCAACCGCATCCTTTACGGTCAACATTACTAACGCTCCGACGACTACTGGTCAGTCAGTTACGTTCGCCATGCTGGTTAACAACGGTTCTACGGCCTACCTACCTCTTAACTTCACAGTCAACGGAAACCAGGCAGGTGCTTCATCATCTGTCCTTCCGGTAGAAGGCGCAACCAATAACGGAATTACCACTCGCTATCAGGGTGGTACTGCTTGGACAGCTGCCGACGCTTCTACGATTGACTCGTACACCTTTGTAGTCATCTGCACAGGTTCATCTACCTGGACAGTTTTAGTGAGTTTGACAAAGTTTTAATATGCCGTTACCTACGACGTTTGCAGGACTTTCCGCTAGAGGCGAAGGATTATTTAGAATACTTGCAACAGGCCCTGTCACTGGCTCGCACGTTTACACCATACCTGCAACGTACACGTGGACTTGTCCTGCTGGTGTTACGTCAGTAAGTGTTGTTTGTATAGGTGGTGGTGACTCTGGAGATACGGGGTCGTCAGCGTACGGCGGTCAGATTTCATATTTCAATAGTTCAAGTTACCTTGTTGCTGATGGTGGTGCTTATGCTGGAGGTAATGGTGGTGGAACCGCTGCTACAGCATTTTACGTTGGTGGGTCGCAAACTAGTTCTAATGCTGGTTATGGTAATGGTGGTAGTGGTGCTGCTGGTTATTTATCAAACGGAGGAAGTGGTGGCCATTCAGCATCTGGAACGAGTAGTTCCATTGACGGTGGTGGTGGTGGTGGTGGTAATGGTAGTGGTTATTTTGGTGGTGGTGGTGGTGCTGGCACTGACCTTTACGGAAGCAATACTGGCGCACACATAACAGGTGGTGTAGTTGGAACTGGTTCTTCGTCAGCAGGTGGTGGTGGTACAAGCACTACTGCTAACAGTGGTGGGGTCGGTGGTTATGGTACTTCATCCACTTACAATGGTTCAAACGGTCTACCTAATCAATACGGATACGGTTCCCCTGGATCAGGTAAAGCCGGGTACACACGTTCCTTCAAAGGAAGTACTACTTACTATTCTGGAGGTGGTGGTGGTGGTGCTTTTGGTGGTGGTGGTGGTACTGGTGGTTACACTTACACGTTAAGTAATATGCAAGGCGGTGGTTTAGCATACGGAAATAATCTTTCTGTTACACCAGGAAATACTTACACGGTTGTTGTTGGGGCTGGTGGTGTTTCGTTTGACGCTTACTCCGGAGACGGTGCTGGTGGTGGTGTCAGAATTGTATGGCCTGGATCAACACGTCAATTCCCATCAACAAGCGTTTCAACAATAACTAATGAGGTTTACAACTAATGTCAATACTTGCTTTTGTAGACAAGACAAACACAGTCACTTTGGTTCTGAATACAGATTCAACACTTGTGTCATCATTTACAACTTCTGCTCACATTGTTGAAATAACAGAACTTGCACCCAACGCTCAGGTTGGTTGGACTTACGACGGTGCAAACTTTATTGCTCCACCACCAACCCATGCTGAGCCAGTAGACGTTCTTAATGAAGAACCTTCAACACCAATAACCCCATGATTCACAACACTCAAATTGCTTACAACCGACTTGCTCATTCTTACGATTCGGAAACTGTAGCTCTTGAGGCTTTTAATTTTATTAAAATAATTAAACCATACGTTACAGGCAAAGTTTTTGACGTAGGTTGCGGCACAGGTTTAGCAATTAAAGCATTTGAGATTTCACCAGAAAACTATTTAGGCATTGAGCCAAATAAAGAAATGGTCAAAGTCTTTATGGATAAGTACCCTAATTACAAAGTTATGCGTGCTTTCTACGAAGAAACAGATTTTTCAGGTTTTGATACAATGATTGCCCTTCACGGAGTCGGGGCATACATTGACCCTAATCACTACAAACGCCTTGCTGAAAATGAAAAATACCTTATTATGTTTTACAAAGAAGATTTCTACCCCTGGTTTTATGGTTCTGAAACTTGTAAGCAAATAAAAGAAAACCAAGACCGAACAAAAATGGAATTAACATTTAAATACGTTTTTAACTTCTTTGTTTACACAATTGCTACAAACATACCTGAACTTCAAGAAGTTTTGCAAGACAGTCAATGGTATTCCTCATTAACAAAATAATCTCAGGAGAATAACTAATGAACTGTATCCACTGCTCCCAACCAATCGTAGAACTATCTCAGGGTGAATGGTTCCACGAAACAGAAGGCTACACACGAACCTGCCCTCAGACTTTCGCAGAACCTACTAACTAAGGAACGCCCATGCTCGGTGGTAACTACATTGGACAGGCTTACCTTGCCCAGGGTTACGCTGGCAGTACCGTTACAAACGGCACAGGAAGCGTTAGCGGAAGTTTCTCGGCTAGTGCTACTGGGTCTGTATTTCTTCCTGCGACAGGATCACTAACTGGTTCGTTTAGCGCAAATGCCACAGGCTCAGCTGCGCTCTATGCGACTGGTTCTCTATCTGGCTCGTTCTCTGGCTCGGCTACAGGGTCGGCAAGGTTAATTGCAACTGGAAGTCTTAGCGGTACGTTCACGGCTTCGGCTAGTGGTGTCGGCGCACTTTACGGTAACGGCGCACTCTCAGGTTCATTCTCTGCTTCAGGCGCAGGGTCAGCCTTTGAGCCTGGTACTGGACAACTTGTTGCTACGTTTAACGCCTCGGCAACTGGAACCGCCTTCGAGCCAGCCTTCGGTTCACTGTCATCATCATTCTCGGCTTCGGGAACGGCCTCAACATTCATTCCTGGAACTGGCTCGCTATCGAGTACGTTCTCAGGCAGTGCCACAGGTAGCGCAGCTCTTTACGCAACCGGCAGTCTGTCAGGGTCATTCTCTGCCAGCGCAACCGCGAGCGTATTCCTACCGGCGCAAGGTTCAGGCTCTTACAACTTCTCGGCAAGTGGAACCGGCTCAGCCTTCCTATCTGCCAACGGATCACTAAGCTCATCATTCTTTGCAAGTGGTACGGCTAACGCCTTCCTTCCTGCCAATGGTGCGCTATCGGGCAACACAACTCTTAGCGGTACAGGCTCGGCTGCTTTGTACGCAACTGGCTCGCTCACAGCGTCATTCTCCGCTAGCGCAACTGCAACGGCGTTCTTGCCTTCAACAGGTTCACTCACCAGCACATTCAACGGCTCTGCCACAGGGTCAGCGCAACTGCCTGGAACCGGCGCACTCACTTCAACTTTCAGCACCTCTGCTATTGGTTCATCCTTTGAGCCAGGGTCAGCCCAACTCAACTCAACATTCACGGCCTCGGCTACGGCAACTGTCGTACCTGCTGCTGGCGGTAACGTCAATGCCTCGTTCTCGGCAAGCGGTACTGCGACTACGTTTATCCCTGCTACTGGCGCATTGTCGTCAGACTTTGCTGGTAGCGCAACTGGAAACGCAGCTCTGTATGGTATCGCTTCGGTATCAGGTTCGTTTAACGCCTCGGCTACTGGCTCGGCCTTCTTGCCATCAAGCGGAAACGTCAATGGACAGTTCAACGGATCAGCTACCGGATTTGCTCGTCTTACTGGTCAGGGAACGCTGGTCGGAACATACTCAGGCTCAGCAACTGGTACAAACTACGTTGCTGGACAGGGTGCAGTTTCCAGTTCATTCTCGGCTTCTGCCACCGGCGCAATCGTCGTTCCTGGAAATGCCAGACTATCTGCCGACTCTCAACTTAGAGCCGTCGGAAACGCATTTGAGCCTGCTTCAGGGGCAATCTACGCCACCTTCTCTGCTACGGCAAACGGTCAGGCTTACCCTTACTCAGAGCCAGGTTCTGTCACCGGTGACTTTAAGACTGGCACAGTTCGAGGGTCATTCAAGGTTGGACAAGTGGCAGGAGATTTCAAGACCGGCAACGTGCGCGGTTCTTGGAAAGTTGCAACCGTCGCAGGCGACTTTGAAGTTGCACAGATTCAGACTAAAGCAAAAATACTCGTCAAGGTTTAAGGAGACAACATGAGTTACAACGTCATTGAGGGAAGCACTATCCAGTTCTACACCAGTGTTCCATTCACTTCAATTAGCGGAACAGTGGTAAATCCTGACAAGGTGCAGTTCAGTTACTCCGTACAAGGGCAAACAGAACAGACCTTTACCTGGACTAATCCGACTGGTGATCCGACCAACACAATCCATCAGGGGTCACAAGGCACAGGCTACTTTTACGCCAACATCTCAACCGTTGGAACTCCTGGCACTTGGAACTGGAAATGGTTTGGGTATCCCTCATCAGGAGCCGACACAACCGCTACTCAGGTAGCTGCCGAGGGAACTGTAATCGTTAGCGCAAGCGACCTATAAATCATTGTAATCACGCCTTGCTTCTGGTAAAGTTCCTGATAGGTGGAGGAACCTATCGAGGAGGCAGTAAATGGATTTATCAGAGTTTTATCAGCCAAAGAATAAGTCATGTTTGTTTGCAAAGGTAGCAACAAAACTTAAACAAGATGACTTAGAAAAAGTTGAAGCGGCGTTACTTGAAAAAGACATAACGATTGCATCAATTGAAAAGTTTATGCAAAGTCGTGGTGTCAGTATTTCTTGGCCGTCTATTAGGCGACACCGAGTGGGGGAGTGTAATTGTGGCAAAGATGCTTGACGAGTTTGAGCGTCGTCACAAGAAAGAACACCCGACTGGTTGGGAACCTTCTCTGCAATGGGATGGTAGCAAGGGAACGATTACCGCACAGCTTGACAACGAGCCTGATGACGCGGTATGGGCGACACTTATTGAAGACTGGGGATTAGACCCACACCGAACAATGGTTGTGGATGGCTCCTTGCAGATCCGCGCATGGGATGTAGGCGACGGCGAAGGTGGAATTCGTAGGCATAAGTACTACCGAGCAACGATTAAGCCACGCGAACTGACTGTGGATAGAGCAGACATTAACGCTCTATGCAAGTTAGTTGAGAAGCGCAAGCCGGTTAAGCCAGTCAAGAATGAAGCCAAGCGAGCCTTTCTCGTATTGCTTTCAGACTGGCAGCTCGGTAAAGGTGAGAACGGTGGAACCGAAGCGACTACGCAACGGATTATTAACGCCTGTGACAAAGCTGTGCAAAGGTTCAAAGACCTAAGCAAACTTGGTCAAGCACCTAGCGTTGTGTATCTAATCGGACTAGGCGACCTGTCAGAAGGTTGCTCTGAGTTCTACGCTATGCAGGAATGGCAGACCGACCTTAACCGTCGAGAGCAAGAGCGCCTAGCAAGACGACTTATCCTGTGCTTCATTGACGCTTTTGTTGACCTCGGCGTACCTGTTGTGGCTACTGGGGTTCCCGGTAATCATGGAGAGAACCGCAAGAACGGCAAGGCGTACACCGACTTCACAGACAACTCAGACGTATCAGTGTTTGAGACTGTGGCAGAGATTATGGCTGCTAATCCTGAGCGCTATGGAAACGTATCCGTACCACTCACGCTTTGCGCAGACGATTTAACAATGACCCTTGACCTTTGTGGTGTGCCAGTTGCCTTTGCGCATGGACACCAGTTCAGGTCAGGCACTAACTCACAGGCTAAGGCCGAGGGATGGTGGAAGGGTCAGGCTCTAGGGCGAACAGGTGTCAGTGATGCAGAGATGCTTTGCTTCGGACACTTTCATCACTTTGTTATGAGTGAAGCCACAGGGCGCACAGTGATCCAGGCTCCGGCTATGGATGGTGGTAGCAAATGGTTTACAGGTTCATCGGGTCAGTCTTCACAAGCTGGCATGGTGACTGTTTGTGTTGGTTCGCAAGTAGGGGTTCGTGGTTGGAGTGACCTGCTGATACTATAAGTGTCGCAAACATTCTTACTCGAAACTTGCACTGCAAAACCCTCGAACTGTCGTGAGATAGGTCGGGGGTTTTCTCTGTGGTAGAATAAAAACGTACTTCGGTACTTCATTACAATTGAGGCATAACGCTACGTGAACTTCCCGAAAGGGTTGAGTGGTTATGCAGAGCGGTTCTAGTTCCCCCTGACGAAAGTTAGGGGGTTCGCTCTTTATGGTAAACTTTATTCCCCTATGGAACTACATTATGTCTGCTCAAATTGCCAAACAATTA